CAAAAACAATGGTATAAACAACAATTACTAGACCTAAAAGATAAGATATTATGTGGTACAGGGGGTAATCACACAAACCGTAAAGACAACGTAGCCTCAGATGAACAAATAGACTTTGAAGTTTTTGATAGTGCGGGTATCGCAGATAAATTTAGACCTAATATGTGTATATTAAAGATACAAATAGGTGAAAGAAAAGACTATGGTAGACAAACATATACATTCGCTGTTACGCATGGTTCAGGTGGGGGGACTCAAATTGGTTCCACTGCAAGTAAACAACAAAGAGCATTAAATATATATGAGGGTATAGACTGTTTAATAACGGGTCATACACATAAACCTATAACGTTCCCAACACAGAGAGTTGTGATAGATGGGAAGAATAATAGAGTGTCGTTCAAGACGATACAAGTACTTATAGCACCGTCGTACTTAGAATATGGAGACTATGCTGTTAGAAGTCAATTACAGCCAGCACCATATGAGGATAGTGTTATATTATTAACTAAACGTAAAGAGAAGAAATTAGTAAAAATAAACGACTATGGGGTAATTAAATAAACCACTAGGGGGTGTTATGATGAGAGACATCACTAAATTAATGGTTAAGGACTTCAGATTAATGAAACTGGGGTATGACTTCATGGGATACAAGATTGACCGAAAGGAAAGTCTTTCATTCCATCATTTAATTGTGCCTAGAAGAGACTGTCAAGCGAAGGGATTAGGAGAAGGGTATTTATACTGGAACGGGGCTATACTTACACAGGGTAGTGGCTTTGGAGAAAGTAACTCTCATGACTATTTGCACTTAATCGAGCACATAGACCCGGAAATTTTCTATCGCATAAGTAGTGAACTCATTGACGAGAATATTAAGGGAAGAATAGACATCGACAATTTGAGACACATACGAGACTTATTATTATATTTTGAAAAAGAGCATGATAGGGATGTCAATAAAAAAGGGAAGATATTAATTAAAAAAGAGTATATTGACAAACGCATAATTCTATGATACACTCTGTATAGGGTGTATTTTTATATTGGGAAGTAGTTCAGTTTGGTAGAACGCGTGCTTTGGGAGCATGAGGTCGCAGGTTCAAGTCCTGTCTTCCCAACCATATATCGCTGTCGAGTGAAACAGTTTACACACTAGGCTCATAACCTAGAAACAATAGGTGCAACTCCTATGACAGCAACCATTGATAGTAAAAGAGCCGGTAAAATGGTTCTTTTTTTAATTTGTGTACAAAATACCTTGACAATTAATAATTAGTATGTTATAATATAATAAGAAAAGCATATTGTAGTTAGTACTCTGAGTAAAGGTTTCTTCCCATATCTCTTTTCCTTTACTTGGAGTAGTGACCATAATATGGAAGAGAGGTGGGTATATGAACGAACACGAAGAAGTCATAACTGCCATTGCAAGTATAAAAACTGATGAATTGATGCCTATGATACGTGAGTCAACTAAACCTAAGTCATTTAAAGAGAGTTTGGTAGATTTGTTAGGTGTCCCAGTTGATAGACAATCGCTGGTTGAGATGATGAACAACGAGAACGTTCCAGATAACCCAACAATGGCGGATGTCATGGCAGGTGCTATGATAGTTAAAGCAAGTTATGGAGACACAAAGGCGTTTGAGGTTATACGCGACACAATAGGACAAAAACCGGTAGACAAAGTAGTAGAAGATAGGACAGTAAGAGTAATGTTAGACCCAACAATTGAAAGGTTTGGAGAATAATGCATAGTGAGGCATATAATGACCTGTTGGTACCTAATTTTTATTCTACGCAAATAAAGTTCTTAGAGTCACGCTCAAGATATACCGCATTCGGTGGTTCGAGAGGTGGAGGTAAATCGTTTATTATGCGTTGGAAATTTGTGTTCCTAGCGTTAAATAAGCCGGGTATACAGATATTACTTTTACGTAGAACATTAGCGGAATTAAGAGAAAACCACTTAATACCACTACAAAGACTACTTAGAACAGCAGATAAAGACCCTAGTAGACACATTGCGGAATATAAAGAAGTAACTAAAGAGTTTATATTTCCGAACGGTAGTCGTATAAAACTAGGATATTGTGATAATGAAAATGACGTATTACAATATCAAGGACAAGCGTATGACGTTATAGGAATGGAGGAAGCAACATTGTTTACTGAATTCCAATTTCAAACATTAACAGAGTCAAACAGACCTAGCGGTTTGATGGTAGACCCAATACCATCAAGAATGTATTTCACTTGTAACCCAGGTGGATGTGGTATGCAATGGGTTAAGAGGTTGTTTATTGATAAGATTTATCGTAACAATGAAGACCCTAATGATTATACATTCATTCAAAGTTCAGTATATGACAATAAATGGTTGATTGAAAATGACCCTAACTATGTTAGAACACTTGAAAATCTACCTGAAATTCGTAGAAGAATGATGTTGTATGGTGACTGGGATGTATATGAAGGACAATTCTTTGAAGAATTTAATCCAGAATTACATGTTACAAAAGCACATATTTTACCTAGAGATAGATATATTTATAGGGTATTGGACTACGGTCTAGATATGTTGGCATGTTATCATGTGTGCGTAGATAGTGAGAAACGTATCAGTATATTCCACGAGATATACGAGAGCGGAGTCATTGTTAGTGATGCGGCTAAAATGATTAGAGAAGCCACGAAAAACTTAGGATATGATGAGTCTGAGATACAATTAACACTTGCTCCTAGTGACTTATGGAATAGGAATGCACAAACAGGTAAAAGTGCTGCAGATGTGTTCTATGAAAATGGTGTAATTTTGACAGAAGTTAATCGAGACCGTATAAATGGTTGGTTAATGATGAAAGAATTATTTAAAATAAATGAACAAGTACATGAAGGAGAAATAGTCAAAACTCCTGTGATGGAAATATTCAGTAATTGTACTAATTTAATACGTTGTATTCCGTTAGCACAATACGATGATAAAAAACCAAATGATATGGCAACTGAACCACACGAAATTACTCACAGTTTGGATGCCATAAGATATTTTGCTACATATTGGACAACAAACCCAATATTAGAGAAAAAATCAAATAAAAATAAAATGAAATGGACAGAAGACATGCTAGAAGACTATTACAACGGGTCTGAGGCAGTTAAGAGAAGGATGGTGAGCCTATATGGCGAAATCAATTAAGAATGAAGACAAGCATAAGAAGGCTGGAACTGAATTACAAGAAATAGACACTCATACTGCCGAAGTTAACGAAGAGTCTAAATTAAAGTACTGGCAAGATAAATATGCAGAAGCATTAAATGCTTATGAACCAGAATTAAAGAAAATAGATGAATATTTTAGAGTTTATGATGGTGCTGGAGACATTTATAACAGTAAAGGTGCTAAATCAAAAAAAGGCACTTCTAGTGTTAGAAAAGTGGTATTTGAATTAGTTGAGTCTCAAGTAGACGTGACAATTCCAATGCCAAAAATAACATCATTGAGTGGTAATGAAAAAAGAGCAATGACCGTAGAACATTATATAATGAACGAAATTGACAGATTACCATTTGAAAAAATCAATGATGAACAAGCGAGAACAACTCCAGTTGCTGGTGCAAGTTTCTTCTTTGTTGAATGGGACAATGGAATTAGCACTAGAAACACAGTTGGAAAACTTAAAGTTAGTAATCTAGACCCTAAATCAGTTATACCTCAACCTGGGGTACCTGATATAAATGACATGGATTACATATTTATTAGAATGCTACAAAGTAAATTAGATATTAAAAATAGATATGATATTGATGTTGCTAAATTAGAACAAATGGAACAAGATGACCCAGATATGGATGAGTCAAACAATGATGATTTAGTAACACATGTATATTGTTATTATAAAGATGAAAACAATAAAATATGTTTATTCAGTTGGGTAGACAATGTAATAATTAATGATTTAGATAATTACTTCGCAAGAAAAGAATTTGTATGTGAAAAATGTGGTAAACCACAAGTTGAAGATGCTAAAAAATGTGAATGCGGAAGTAAAAAGTTTAAATTAAAAGACATAGTAGATGAGGAAATAACAATACCTACACCAAGAATTGACCCAATGTCAGGACAACAAGTTGGTATGGATGATGTTAAAATAACAGTTCCTTACTATGTTCCTAAATGTTTCCCAGTAGTTAAACGTGTTAACGTTAGTAAGAGAAATTCATTCTTAGGTTCAAGTGATGTTGAAGCAATTAAAGACCAACAAAATGACTTAAATATTGCTATGGCAAAAATAAAAGAAAAATTGTTAAAAGGTGGTTCAATTGTTACGTTACCTGAAAATTTAAAATTTGAACCTACTGATGAGGAACTTAAAATCGTAAGGGTTAAGAACCCAAGTGATGTTGCTATGATACAATCAACAGCAATGCAACCAAATATATCTACCGATTTAGGATTACTAGAGTTAAATTATGATATTGCAAGACAAACAATAGGTATAACTAACAGTTTCCAAGGTCGTGAAGATAATACTGCTACAAGTGGTAAAGCAAAACAAATAAGTGCTGAAAATGCTGCTGGTAGATTTAACAGTAAAAAGGTTATGAAAAATAGTGCTTTCTCTGATTTGTATGAAGTTATGTTTAAATTTATGTTAGCATACGCAGACGAACCAAGAAGTATTTATTATCAAGACCAATATGGTAAAATGCAATATAAAATGTTTGACAAAAGAATGTTTATTGAAAGAGATGCTTCTGGGGAATATTACTATGATGACGAATTAGTATTTGATACTGATGAAAGTTCTGCATTAGCAAACAATAGACAATTAATGTGGCAAGAAACAAGAAATAATTTCACTAGTGGTGCATATGGTGACCCTACTGATATTAATACTATTGTTATGTATTGGCAAATGATGGATAGTTTACATTATCCTGGTGCAAAACAAGCATTACAATATGCTACAAATAGATTACAGCAACAACAACAAATGCAAGCACAAGCACAAGAAATGCAAGCACAACAACAACAAATGCAAGTTGAGCAAGCAAGAGAAAATTCTAGAGCAAAAACAATTAAGAGTCAGGCAGACTTACAAAATGCCAAAAATAATGCTTTATCTAACATAGTAAATATGTTGAGAGGCAATAAAGAAAATAAATCAGAGAAGAAATAATCTGATGGGCGTATTTAGGGAACAGGATGCCTATATCACACAACTGTAGAGGGTTACATTGGGCATATGATAGTGTGAAATATTATGAAAGGAGTGTTACTATGGAAAAAGGTTACGCTGGACGCATTAAGAACAAGGGAAACCAAGTTGTTGAAGCACCATTCAAAACTGCTGCTCCAAAATCACCAAAAGTTAAAACTGGTAAAGATTTAAGAGCAGGTAAAAGTGGAAAATAGTTTAACACCCTATTACCACTGAAAAGTGAGAGGCTGCAAAACGGAAGTGCACCGACATTCGCCTTGGAAATCGCACAGGAGGAAAAAAAGATGGAGAAAGAATTAAAATTGTTACCTCTATTAATTCAGATGTTCGCTGAAGAAGATGGTGACTCGGCTGCTAATGACGTAAACGACGTGTTTACAGAAGATATCGACGCCGACGATATCGATGATGTATCAGATGAAGACGGTACCGAAGATGTAACTGATACTAATGACGAACAAGATTATAAACCAACTAAGGAACCAAAGAAATCTACGAAGGATTACAGCGAAAGATTAAACGCTGACCGTGCGAAAATTCGTGAAGAACTTGAAAAAGAACAAAACGAACGATTAGACAGGATTGCCAAAGCAAGAGGATTTGATACTTGGGCGGAACTAGAAGAGTATAGTAATAAACAACAATTAGAGGATTTAGGTGTTAGCGATGTTGAAGCATTTGATAAATACTTAAATACTGTAATCGAGAATAACCCTGAGATTGTTCGTGCAAGACAAATAATTAACGAACAAAGGGAGAGGGAAAACCAACGTCTAGTTGCTGAGCAAATAGAAGAAATTGGTAAATTAGACCCTAAGATTAAATCGGTTAACGATTTGATATCTTTACCAAATTATGATAATATTTTGGAAAGAGTTAAAAAAGGAGCAACAATACTTGATGCGTATAAGTTAGAAAACTTTGATACGCTTACTGGTAGAAATGCTGATGCGGCTGTCCAACATGCTTACAACAATGTAGTTAATAAAACGCATATGAAGACGGCTACAGGAAGTGTTCCTACAGATATAGTTGTTCCAAATGATATATACGCAATGTATAAGAAAAACATGCCTAATTGGACAGATGAACAAATTAAAAAGCATTATGCTAAAGAGACTGGTGGTGAAGTATAATGGGTAAAAAAGTAACTGATAATATAGTATTACCTGACGAAACTTTACAAAAATTATTAAACAACGAATATGTTTTACAAGATGGCGATATTCTTGGTGATATCGTTGATGAAGATTTGGTTAATGAAATGATAGAAGACGAACATAATGAGGCTGACAGTTCAGCAGATGAAAATATAGATGTAGAAAACGATGAAGATAACATTGAACCAGAGAACATTGAAGAAAGTAAAGACGTTGAATATAATGATGTGGAGTTTAAGGGTAGAGGTTTTAAAACATTAGAAGACGCCATCAAATTTTTAGACTCACCTGTTTTTGAACGATTGGGTGAAGCCGATAAAGAAGAATATAAAAAATGGTTAATTAAATAGGAGGAAATAAAATGGCAAAAATTTATTCATATGGTTCTGCTAGAACTGCTCCAATCGAATATATTGCTACTGAAGCAAATGATTTAGTTGTTGGTGATTTAGCAACTGTTACTGATGGTGCATTAACTAAAGCAGAAAGTAATCCAACATATTTAGTAGTTGGAAAAGTTGTTGACGGTGTTGTGCCTGCTGTTGCAATTTTAGATGACATGGTACTAGAAAGTGAAACTGCAATCACTGGTTATACAGAAGTTGCAGAAAACAGATATAGAAAAACTGTTTAGGAGGAGAGATAAGACATGGCTGGTATAGTATTTAGTAAATCTTCAGGATTAAACGATAGCATTTACGGAAAAAGTGAAGCACCTATCAAAGCATTCCTAGAAGACAGAGTAAGAGCATGGGAAGAAGGGTCAATAGTTAATAAATTATTCAAAATGGTTGACTCTGATAATTTTGGTGAAAAATTTGGTTCAATGACTTCATTAGCAAGTGGTTTCCAACCAGTTGGTGAAGGTGGAGCATATCCAAACGATGAAAAACAAGAAGGTTTCAGCAAATTCTTAGAAAACATCACTTGGAAAGACCAATTTGCTATCACTGAAGAAATGATTGAAGATAACAAAATTTTAGATATCAATAGAACAGGGGCTAGAGCATTTATTGACCAATTCTATTTAACACGTGAAAAATATGCTGCACAATTATTAATTGGTGCTATCGGTGGTAAATCTACTGAATTCCGTGGATTAAAAATGGATTGTACATCTAACGATGGAGAAGCATTATTCTCAACTGCTCACCCATCAAAAATTAATCCTGAGTTAAAACAATCTAACAAATTCGCTGCTGAATTAACTGCTGAAAACTTAGGAAAAATCGAAACTGCAATGCAAAACTTTAAAGATGACAACGACGAAGTATTAGTTGTTGCTCCAGATACAATCGTTATTGCTAACGATGCTGAATTAAAAAATAAAGTATTCACTGCAATTGGTTCTGATAAACAACCTGAAACATCTAACAATGGTTTCAACTACCAATATGGACGTTGGACAGTTATTGTTAACCCATACTTAAACGGTATGATTACTGGTGAAGATAAACCATATTTCTTATATGATAGTAAGTACAACGATGCTTACAATGGATTAATCTTCATGGATAGAATTCCATTAACAGTAAAAACTTGGGTTGATGAAAATACAGATAACAATGTATGGAAAGGACGTGCTCGTTTCGTTTGTGGTGCTAACGACTGGAGAGAAATCGCAGTTGGTGGCGTTACAGGAGGAAGTGCTCTTTAATAATCAAGGGGGAAACCCCTTTATATAGGTGAATAGTGTAATGGTAACACAATGGTCTCCAAAACCATTAATCTGGGTTCAAATCCTAGTTCGCCTGCCAATTTGATTTTTAGGAGGTATATTATGACATGGGGAGATATACAATTATTAGCAGTACAAAAGATGTTCTTAAACACAAATGTTGTAACTGTTGATGATTTAGTTACAATGCGTACAGATAAAAAGTATGCAACATATCTAAACGCAATGCCTATGACGGCAAATGAATGTATTAGAATAATGTTGACAAGAGGTAAACCATATATTAAAATGTATAATTTGACTACTGAAAACGTAGATGCAACATTGACCGACGATAATAATTACTGTTTTGATTTACAAAACTTATTACCTGATTATCGTTCTGTTA